AAGATTGTAATATAACAAATGGAAGAAGTTTAGCTTGTAAATCAGGTGTTGGAGGATTAAAATTTATTTTCTTTTCCAACTACTCTAATACAACAAGAGATCTAGCAATAGCAGGGGATGGCTCTGTAACGCTTGATGGCTCTGTTGACTTTTTTAGATATGATTTAAAAGGTAACTCTTCTTTAGAAACAGCCATAAACTCATCAAGAGAAAACGGAACTACTTTCTATGAAAGCACACTTAATGTAACACTACAATTTTTAGACAAAGCTACACAAGAGCAAATTAAATTACTTGCTCACGGTAGACCACAAGTTGTAGTTGAGGATTATAACGGAAATGCTTTCTTATTAGGAAAAATCCACGGATGCGATGTAACAGGTGGAACTATGGTAACAGGCGCAGCGATGGGCGACTTGTCAGGATTTACATTAGTATTGACTGCACAAGAAACTAACCCACCATTTTTCTGTGCAGCTTCTCCTTCAGATGATGCTTCTAGTCCAATAGATCCGAATGCATAAATGAGTTATGGTTTTTAAATGTAAAGGGGGCTTTATGCCCTCTTTTTTTTTACAAAAATTTTATTTTACTTTGTTATATAGGTATGAAGATTATGACAACAAGTCCAACAGGTCAGACATTAAAGGTTATACCAAGGCTCTTTAATTCTGTAAATAACATTGTTGTTAGAGATAATAGTACAAACGAAAGCTATACATATACAAACATTAACACAAGTTTTTCTGTAAATAATTATATTAGTATTATTAACCAAGGTAGTGGTTATGTTGATAGCAGCAGCAATACTATATTAAAAGAGGGTAGATTTTATGATTTATCGGTTTTTGGTAGTAGCAGTACATTATTATATAAAGATAAAATCTTTGTAACTGATCAGACTATTAATCAAGCAAACAATAATTATTATGATATTAATAGTGGAGAATACACAACAGATAGCCAAGCAGCTATGAATGATAACGATTACATAATAATATGAGTGATTTACGAATAGTTAATTTAAGTACATATACAAGCCCTGTTATAACAGAAGTTAAAAATAAAGACTATATACAATATGGCGAAGATAATATGTACTTCCAATATTTGATAGATAGATATAATGGAAGTCCTACAAACAACGCTATAATTAATGGTATTAGCGAAATGATATATGGCAAAGGATTAGATGCAACTGATTCATCAGATAAACCTGATCAATATGCACAGATGAAAGTTTTATTTAAAAACGACTGTGTCAGAAAATTAGCTTACGATTTAAAGTTAATGGGTCAATGTGCAGTACAAGTAATATATTCACAAGATAGATCAAAAGTAGCAAGATTAGAGCATATGCCTGTTGAAACACTACGAGCAGAAAAAAGCTTAGATGGCGAAATAAAGGCATATTATTATGCGAATGACTGGACAAAAGTAAAACCAAACACTAAACTAAAAAAAATACCAGCATTTGGAGAAAGCAATCAAAGTTTAGAAATAATGTACATAAAACCTTATAGAGCAGGATTTTTTTATTACAGCCCTGTTGATTATCAAGGTGGATTACAATATAGTGAACTAGAAGAAGAAGTTAGCAACTATCATTTAAACAATATTATGAATGGTCTTGCACCAAGTATGTTAATTAATTTCAATAATGGTGTACCGAATGAAGAAGAACGAGAGATGATAGAGCAAAGAATATACCAAAAGTTTAGTGGTAGCAGTAATGCAGGAAAATTTATACTTGCATTTAATGATAATGCAGAAAGTCAAGCTAATATTGATCCTGTACAATTAAGTGATGCGCATAACCAATATCAATTTTTAAGTGATGAAAGTACAAAAAAAATAATGGTTAGCCACAGGGTAGTTAGCCCTATGTTGTTAGGTATTAAAGATCAAACAGGATTAGGTAATAATGCAGAAGAATTAAAAACAGCATCTATATTAATGGACAATACAGTTATTAGACCATTTCAAACATTATTAATAGATCACTTTGACAAAATACTTGCATATAATAATATTAGTTTAAAACTGTACTTTAAAACTTTACAACCTCTTGAATTTACAGACCTCGATAATGTAGTTGATGATGAAACAAGAGAAGAAGAAACAGGTGTTAAATTAAGTAAAAATTATCCTGATCAGAATGAGTTATCTAATATAGCAGATGATTTAATTAACAAAGGAGAAGAGCTTGGAGAAGAATGGCAACTTATAGATGAAAGACCAGCTTTTGAAGATGAAAGCGAAATAATAAATTACTTTCAATTTGCAAGTGTTGTAACAGGTGATGCTAGAAAAAAAAGTGGTCAAGATACAGACATATTTAGAATTAGATATGTTTATACAGCCGGAAGATCTACAGAAGGTGAAAGTAGAGAATTTTGTAAAAAAATGATGGCTGCAAACAAAGTTTATCGTAAAGAAGATTTAGATAAAACAAGCAAAGCTAATGTTGGTTTTAGTCCTGCAGATGCAAAAGGTGAGGGTTACAATATTTGGCTTTACAAAGGTGGTGTTAATTGTAGTCATTATTGGATGCGTAGAATTTATTTAAAAAAGAATAATAAAAAAATTACAGTTGGCAGAGCAAGAAAAATTATAAGTGCATTACCACAAAACAAGAAAAAAGATGCAAGGTTTGAAGTTAATGCACCAGAAGTAGCACAAATTGCTTCTGCAAGAAATAATTATTGGAGAAAAAATTAAGATATGGCAACAGCATTATTTATAACAAGAAAACAATTAGTACAGAACTCTATTATAGATGGTAACGTAGATACAGATAAATTTATACAATTTATTAAAATTGCTCAAGAGATACATATTAGAAATTATTTAGGTACTGATTTATATAATAAAATAAGTAATGATATTGCAGGGGTTGGGGGTGCTTCGTTAACAGGTGCTTATTTAACTCTTGTAAACACATATATACAACCAATGCTTATACACTTTGCTATGGTTGATTATTTACCTTTTGCAGCATACCAGATCAAAAATGGTGGTGTATTTAAACATACAAGCGAAAATGCAGAAACTGTATCAAAAAGTGAGGTAGATTTTTTAATAGCAAAAGAAAGAAATATTGCAGAATATTATACAAAAAGATTTATTGATTTTATGAGCTTTAATCAAAGCACATATCCTGAATATAACAGCAATACAAATGATGATATACATCCTGACAAAGATGCACTATTTAATGGTTGGGTATTATGAAAAAAAGAAAAAGTAAACCAAAAAATAAAAACGTACAAAAATTGATCGTTTATTTAAAAAAAATTGTAAATGGCAACATTAACTAACACACAAATATCGGTAACATATGTAGGTCTATTAAAGACAAGTGCAAATACAGTATTATCATCAACTGCTCAACAAATAACTGATGGATCAGGAAATAATAGTATTTTATTTTTATCTACAGCAGGAGTTGGTATTGGTGGTGCAGCAGCGAGTGGTAAAGAATTAGATGTTACAGGTAATGTACTTATTACAGGCGATCTTATTGTAGATAATATAAAAATAGATGGCAATACAATATCAGCAGAAAGTGGCGTAGTTACTTTAGCAAATGGTGCGATAGCTACAACTCAAAGTGCAAGTGATAATTCTACTAAAATAGCCACAACTGCTTATGTAGATAATCAAGTTACAATACAAGATTTAGATTTTGCAGGTGATAGTGGTACAGGTTCGGTTGATTTAGATAGCCAAACTTTTACTATTGCAGGAACTAGTAATGAAATAGAAACATCTGCTAGTGGTCAAACGCTTACTGTAGGTTTACCAAGCACAGTAGCAATTACAACAAAAATTACTTCACCTATTTTTGGTTTAGGTGATGGAACTGCAAACAAAATACAATTTATTGGAGGGCAAGGAAATTGGCGTGTTAATATAAGTGACAGTGCAAATCAGTTTGTAATACATTCTGAAAGTCTAGTCGCAGATTATTTTACAGTTATTGGTGGTGGTGGCATTAAATTAAATGCTTATGGCTCTGGTAGTAAAACAGGTACAGTTGCAAAAAACTTAGCTGTAGACTCAAGTGGTAATATTATTGAAACAGATGGTGGTGTTGTTGATGGAAGTGGAACAGCTAACGATGTTGCGATGTGGTCTGATTCAAATACACTTACAGATGCGCCTATTGCTATTTCAGGTAATGATGCAATTTTTGCAGGTACAATTACAATACCTGAATACATAGTGCATTCAGGCGATACAGATACTTTTTTTGGTTTTGTAACTGATAATGAATATAAGGTTACAGTTGGTAATAGCACAAAAATATTTGCTGATGCTAATAGTGCTTATTTATATCATCAAGGAAGTCTTAAACTAAATACTACAAGCACAGGTATTAGTGTAACAGGTGGTGCAATTTTTACAGATGATGTTACTATAGATAATAGTTCACCTGAATTTTACCTAACACCTGATTCAGCTAAATATAGTTGGATGATAGCTGCTCAAGAAAATGTAGACCAACATTTTGAAATAACACCTTCAACAACAGTAGGTGGTTCTACTTTTAATGCACCAGCTTTAAAAATAAATGGCGCAGACAATGCAGCAACTTTTGCAGGAGATGTTACTTTAGATAATTCTGGTAGTGGTGATAGAACTTTAACTATATCTACTACAACAGGTGGCGACCCTACAATAGTATTTAATAGTGACGCTGCAAATAGAAGTGGACTAATTAGGTATCAAGATAATGGTACTAATATAGGTAGAATTGAATACGTACATAATGGTGACAGATTAGCTTTTCAAGCAGGTTCTGCAACTGGTGAAACAATGAGTATAAAAAATACTGGCGTAGGAATCGGAACAACTTCACCAGCCACAGGATATAAATTACAGGTAAAAAGAGATACAAATGTTAATATTGGTTTTGGTTTACAAAATAGTGGTGCATCTTTAGAAGCAGTTAATGATGCTGTAAATGCTAATATTCCTTTTAGTTTATATGGTTCAAAAATATTATTATTAAATGGAAACGTAGGAATTGGAACTTCTTCGCCAAATATGAAATTAAACATCCACCACGCTGACCAAGATGGTTTAAGATTTAATTGTGCTGACGGCTTAGAAACTTTTATTGATTTTGGTGATGCAAGTGATAATGATATTGGTAGAATTAGTTATGACCACGCTGACAACCATATGGCTTTTAGAGCTAATAATGCAGAAAGAATGCGTATAACTCCAGATGGTGGGGGTTCGTTTGCTATAATAAAAGCACAACAAGGAACTTATAATAGTATAGCTGCTTTATCGCTTTACGGAACAAATCCGAATGCTAATGGAGGAAGCGTAGTTTCAAGGTCAACTGTATTTTCACAATCAGACGGAACAGCTTTTGGTGCTAATTTAATATTTAAGACAAATGATACTTCAAATGTAGAACAAGAAGGAATGCGTATTACAAGCGCAGGAAATGTAGGAATTGGAAATACTAACCCAGGTGCTAAATTAACTGTAGGTTCTAATGCGCACGGTAATGCTACTGGTATTGAAGTTTCAGCAGGCTCATCAGGCGCTAATATTATTGCACGAGACGGAGCTAATAATCACAACTGGTTTCCATATACTGACGGTAATAATTATTATAGTGCCGATAATCATACTTTTAGAGGTGGTACTAATAATACACCAAACTATATGATAATTAATAGTTCTGGAAACGTAGGAATTGGAACAACTTCGCCTGGAACTAAATTAGATATAAATTCAGGTATTAGCTCAAGTTCTATAAATGCAATACAGATATCACAAAATACAGATGGTATTATAAAACCAGCTTCGGCTTTTGGTGTAGCAATACAAAATGGAGGACAAAATACTAATGCTGCTGATTTATTTATATCTACAGCTTCAGGTGGTTCACTTGCAGAAAGAATGCGTATTACAAGTTCAGGTCGAGTAGGTATTGGAACAACAACACCTGATGCAAATACAGAGATGGTTCAGGGTAATCAAACAATACCAAACTTATTATTGTCAAATCATTCTGGTGGTGGTTCTGGATATGTATTTCAAAGATGGCAATATATCCCAAATTTTACTGGCTATAAGTTAGATTTAGTTCAAAAAGTAACATCTGGAGTAGTTAGGTTTGCATTTGATATGTCTAACAATAGTGTTGCATATTCTAATGTTTTAGTATTAGATAGAGGTAATGTAGGTGTGGGGATTGAAACCCCTACATATGGTTTAGATGTAAGAAGGTCAAGTGGAGCACAATTTTATCACGAAGTTACAACTGAAGCTACAGCTAACATTAGATGTAGGCACGAGGGAGCTGAAACGACTTCTGATAGAGCAACGCAAATATCTTTTAGAGATGACGGAGATAATGATGTAGGTTCAATAAAATCTTCTGGTTCTGCAACTTTTTATAATACATCTTCTGACTATAGATTAAAACAAAATGAAAAAGATTTTAATGGATTAGATTTAGTAGATAACATAAAAGTATATGACTTTGAGTGGAAAAAAGATGGTGGTAAAGATTATGGAGTTTTTGCACACGAATTACAAGAGATAGTACCAGAAGCAGTTTCAGGAGAAAAAGATGGAGAAGAAATGCAAGGTGTAGATTACTCTAAACTTGTGCCGATACTATTAAAATCAATACAAGAGTTAAAACAAGAAATAGAAATACTTAAAAATAAATAAATAAAACAAATAAATAAAAAATGGCAAATACTTACAAATGGACAATTAATGCGTTAGACGCAAAAATTTCACAAGACAACAAAGACAATGTAGTTTATAATATACATTGGGGTATGACTGCGTCTAGCGAAGATGAAAAATTTTCAGCTAACAGCATAGGTACTCATGGCATAGAATATGATAAAGATAATTTTAAAGCTTATGCAGATTTAAAAGAATCAGATGTTATTAGTTGGTTAGAAGATTCTGAAAAAGGATTAGATGTAGCTAGTCTTAAGTCTGGTTTAGATAAACAACTAGAACTTATGGCTACACCTGTAGATATTACTTTTTCAAATCCTTTCGCACCAGAAGCATAATATA